ACGGGACACTATTTGATAGTGGAACAAACTCATATAATTTAAATCAAACAGATTATGTTTTATATGCAGCATATACCAATGGATCATATCTTTCTTTAGGAGGATATATACAAGATTTTAGAATTACAAAAGGTCTTGCAAGATATACCGCAACCTTTACCCCACCTACGGCAGAATTGCAAGGATAAATTATGGGTAAGTATTCTGAAAGCCGATATGCATATGCACTTCCAACATTTGACCCAGCACCTCTATCCGCTTCAGAGGCGGCTGGCCCACAAAAATCTAGCATGAAAGTTTACGCAACTCTTGCAGCTTTACCTGCGGATTCTACAGAAAAAGGAAATACTGCATTTGTTGTAGCGACAAACAATTTATACGTTTGGAACGGTGTTGGTTGGTATCTAGTCGCTGAAGTGACAAATGCTTCACCTTCTTCTATTACTGGTGTAAATTCAGCATATGCTTTAGCAACTGATGGTACTACAGCAACTACTATTACTGCCGTTGCTACAGACCCAGAAGGAATGGCTTTAACATGGTCATCAAGTGTAACTGCTGGATCATTAAACGGAACAACAGTTTCAAATGTTGATAATGTGTTTACTATTACTCCCCATGCAAGTAATTCTACGACATTTACTTTGACATTTAGTGTAACAGATGGTGTAAATTCAGCGGTTAGTTATCCATCTTCATTTGCGTTATCATTTGGTCCTGCTGCTTCTAGTTATTTATTTTCAACATCAGGAACACACTCTTGGACATGTCCATCTGGACTTACTAGCGTATCAGTAGTGGCTGTTGGTGCTGGCGCAGAAGCGGGGGCGCAAGCAGGTGGTGGTGGCGGTCTTGGTTGGAAAAATAATATATCAGTCACGCCCGGCCAATCTTATACTGTAGTTGTTGGTGCTGGTGGTCAAAATAAAGCAAATCAACATAGTTATTTTATAAACACATCAACCGTAATGGGTGAAGGTGGTAATGCCGCAACAGGTGGTGGTTATGTTGGAGATGGTGGTGGTAACGGCGGTGATGGTCAAGGTTCTGGAACGTATCAGTATTGCGGTGGCGGTGGGGCCGCTGGCTATTCTGGAGATGGCGGTGACGGAAAATCTGGTCAAACTGGACAGGCTGGAAATGGTCAAGGGGGTGGTGCTGGGGGATCAATGGCTAACTCAGGTGGATATACTTGTGGCGGTGGAGGCGTTGGTGTCTATGGTCAAGGATCAAATGGTGTCGGCGGTGTTGCTAACATACATCCAAATCAACATCCTACAACTACGGGTGCAGGTACAGGTGGTTCTGGTGGTGAAGATGCCACTAGTAGTTATGGTCATACAAATGCAGGAAATTACGGCGGCGGTGGCGGTGGTGGCGGGTCAGGCGCAGGTGGAGGTAACTCAGGTTCTGGCGCAGTAAGACTTCTTTGGGGTTCTGGTAGATCATTTCCTTCTACAAATGTTAGTAATGCTAGTAATGTTGCCACAGAAACAGTAGTATAATCTGTTAAAAAGGTCAATAAAAACTATTTCTCTATTGACAAGAATCAAAATTTATGATATAAATAAAAATGTAGTTGATGATATCAACTTGATGCATACTGGACCGTGGGGCAGTACCACGCATCTCCACCATAAGGATACTAAAGAATGGAAATTATTTGGCAAATACTACTCACAGTTTGTTCTGGATCAACTTGTTTAGAGCAAGATGTACAACAGTTTGAGACTAAATTGAAGTGTGAAACTATGCTCATAGAATATACAGAATTACCGAATGATGGTCATTGGGATACAGTTAAATATATCTGTAAACCTTTAGGTTCAGTTTCTTTATGATGGGGATGAAATAGGATAGACAGGTGTTGATAGGAAAATGGAGACTTCCCCGTACTTAGCTGGGTTAACGCGAAGAAAATACTAAATGCAAACGATAATTTTGCACCTTCTGGTTACGCACTCGCTGCATAATTAAGGGGGTTGGTCACTTACCTAGCAACAGAAAAGTGACACTATATCACATTTTATTAAGAGGAAGAGTTAATCACTCTTCCTTTTTTGTATATAAATAGTAGGTAATATTTTGGAGATTTTTTCATGTTTAGAAAATTATTGAGTATTTTATGTATTGTTATGGTATTTGGATTTACACAAATGCTTTTTGCTCAGACCGTAGTAGAAACTACAACTGATAGCAATAGTAGAGTTAATTCTGAAGGAAGAACAATTGTAATATCGCCACCACCTTCTGCAATTTCTCCTAGTGCGGGAGGAAGTTCTCAAGACCTTTGCACAGTTGGTATTTCTGGTGCTGTTCAGACTCAAATACTTGGCATTTCTACTGGCGAAACTGTAACAGATCAAAACTGTGAAAGACTTAAAATTTCAAAAACACTCTATGATATGGGTATGAAAGTTGCTGCTGTTTCTGTAATGTGTCAAGATAAAAGAGTATTTGATGCAATGGGTATGGCAGGAACACCTTGCCCATATGAAGGTAAAATTGGTGAAGAAGCAAAAGAAGCATGGAAAACTTGGAGTGGTAAGAAAAAAGTTCCTATAGAGTTTAACCCGGAGACAAAGGCAGATGTTCAAAAAAGGCAATGGGAAACTGGTAGATCAGTTATTAGTGGTGCTTTGTTGTTTGTACTTCTTTTGGTCGCTGCCAACTAACGCTACAACAGAAAGTATAACAGTTGATAGTGGAGTAACTACCACTATACCAGAAATCGTAGATTTAAGTGGTGGTACAATAACTAATGGTACTTGTGTAGGTGGTTCATCTCATTTGAATCTATTGTCTGGTAGTAGTGAAGCATGGAGTGGTTCACCAACTTTGCAATGGGGAGCATGTTCTGATACGTTTGCAATGACTATGGCAATAAATGAAGTATTATCAGATGCTGGTACAGGCATAAGTTTAGATAAAATTCATTATCGTTGGAAATGGATTAATGGTTGTTTCAATATAACAAAAGCAAATGGTGATAAAGTATGGTGTTCAACAGATATTGAGAACCGACTTGATGGAAATATGAAACCCACTGGAGAATATGCAGATCAGTTTGATGCTCTTAATATTGTGATAGAGATTACTGACAGTAATGGAACTATTATAGAAACAAAAACTTACGATTATGATACTTGGTATCATTGGAGTGAATCAAATTCTCATAGTACAAATGAAACCACAGATGGTGAAGGTGCTGTTTGGCAAATAACCGAAGATCATATAGAACTTTTTAATCATATCACTGGTACTGGAACAATATACACTCCAAATCAATTGGGAAATATTAGTTTTGTTGCCAATGCACAAGATAATGGACAGTGGGAAGGATACTATGGTCCTGTTGCAAGAGATGGTGAAATGTGGTTTACATATCGCAATAATCCATGTGATTTAGATACTCTATATAATCCATCGTGTATTGGTTACGCTGAAGCGTATGCGACACACCTTTATGATCAGTCATGTATTGCAGACTCTTTATATGATATTGGCTGTCCAAATTATGTGACCGCATATCAAGACCAACAATGTAAGATTAATCCATTGTATAGTGTTCAATGTCCTAATTATCAAACGGCATATTTCAATCAGCAATGTGATGTTGATCCGCAATATGATATTGGTTGTCCTAACTACTCTGTACCTACTGTCATGGAAGAAATTGTGGTAACTGATCCTGTTGCAGAAATTATTAATCCAAATATAACGATAACCGAAACTATACCAGAAATTGTTATGCCAGAAATCAATGTAACCGAAGAAATTGTTGTACCACAAATTGATATAGTTTCTCAAATAGCACCAGTAGAAGAAATTACCACTCAATCTATTGAAATAGAACTCGCAGCAATGGAGGCAGAATTAAATGAGCAAATCGTTGAAACAACAGTTGCTGAACCAGACTCAGGAGAAACCTCTGAAGAAAGAGGAAATACCACAGACCAAGAAACCGAGAAACCCAAGCCAGAGAAAAACAACAAATCTAAGTCCGACTCTGATGGAAAAGGTGAAGAATCATCCGATGATGAACCGAGCGAGTCCAAGGACGATGGTGGAAAAGAAAAAGACACTGGGGAAAATACTGGCTCTGAGGATGGTAATGGAAAGGATAAAGAGGTAGATGCTGACGAAGCCGTTGAATCTGAAAAAGATGTTGTTAGACCTAAGAAAAAAGAAGAAAACTCATCCCCCACAGAAGCAGAAAAAAAGAATTCTAGGAAAGAAAAGATAAGAAGATTGATTGCAGATAAAGTAAACAGTCTTACTAAGAAAGTTGAAGAGGCATCAACTTTAGAAGAACAAGTGGCAGTACAGTCACAATTAGCAGCACTAATTGCATTTGTACCAGATTTTGATTATGGAGATATGGAAGTACCAGATATTTATTTTTATCCACCAGTGCCGACAGTAGATCATGCATTTTCAAGATGGTTCGTGAATGACCCGACATTTGGGATAATGGAGGATTTACAATATCCAAGTTTAAGGCAGTAATTAAAGGAATTAAGATATGGCAGAGATAGAATATGGTGGAGTCAAGGCGAGTGGTTCAAAAATACTCCTAATTGTACCATTATTAGGTACAATATGTGGTGGTCTTTGGGGTGGATTTGAATTCTACAAAGATTACCAAGATATGAAAGAGCAAATACAAAGTTATGTTGCTCCAGATTTATCAGGATTTGATAAACAAATTGCAATACAGCAAGAGCATCAAGTGACTGTTGAGAGACATATGGATTTCGTATCAGAAGAATTAGAATTATTTAAAGGTGAATTTGCTGGGGTTCGTGATCGTATCACAGAAAATACTGATTATCTCAGAGATGCAAAGCATGATCTGAAAGATGAAATGGTTCGTATGGAAAAACATCTTGATCGTATTGAAATTGAGGTTACCAAAGCAGAAGATGAAATGAGGCTTATTTCAGATAAACTTAATGATGATGTGCGAGAATTAATGGACGAAGGTGAAACCGAGCAAGACAGACTCAAGACTGATGTTCGTGCAATGATTGACGATGCCAACAATCGTTTTAATGATAAAATATCTGGACTTGAAGGTTATGTTAAACGAGAATTAAGTTCTCTTGAGGAAAGACTCAACGCTAAACTAACAAAGGCACTTGATAACCCACTCGCTAATCGGTAGAGGCCAGCATACCATTAGGTGGTGCTGGTGGTTTAGGGTAGTATGAAGGTTCAACATGAGTTTTTATTACAGGTGTTCCTTCTGGAACACTTACAGGTATACAATATGCAGTCGCCTGATCTTTTGCTGACCAATGACCCCATCTTTTAGATAACGCTTCAGCGGTTGAGTTACAATATTCTACTGAATAGAAATATAGTTTTTCTTCAACTTCTATTCTACTTTCACCAATTCCTATGAAAAGCATGAGTGCAAAAACTTGTACCATATTACCACCAAGGCGGTTGTTGAACCGTACCAATTAACCATACACCACCAAAAATAGTGGTCAAAATACCAAGAGATAATGCTATCATTATTCCACCATTCAGTATGGCATGTTTAAATTCTTCAGCGGCGTAAACAGTATCCTCACGTTCTTTTTTTATAGCGCGTCTTAATTCCATCATTTCATCCCAGGTATTTGGCCCGAACCTCATATTCAACATGAACATGATTTCCTTCTGTTGCTCTGCCATTTTTTTCTTGTGAGTTAATATAGCAAATGCTTCTTCTTCTATGGAACCCGAACCCATAAGTTTTGCATGTAATGGTGGTCTTTTTCTTTGTTCTTCTGCTCTATTAATATCATTAAGCGCACCAAACCATTTCCCTAATTGGTCAGTACAGTTTTCCAATTCCTGCCCCGCTTGGACAATTTTGGTAAGCCCTTTATATGCAGCAGATGCAGCGGCTATAGCCGTAAGTGGATCAATCATAACTTTATCTTTCTTCTAATATACTTTTAATATAATATAAACCAATAAAAAATTATGTATCTCATAATACTATTTATAACTTTAAGGGTTGACATTTGTTATAGAGAAGGTTAGGTATATCATATAACGAATCTTAAAGGGGCGTGAAACATGAATGAAGTATTACAAGACATTGAGACACTTGAGAATGCAATCATTAACTTGACTGAAGGTGCGAGTGATGAAAAGCGCATGGCGATCAATAGCCTGTCTGCAATGATTGAACTCAAGCGTATGCAAGTAGAGCAACTTGAGCAAGAGGCTCATGATGAAAAGATTGATGATATACTTCTTCAATCCATCTGGGAAGAAGAAATTTGGATTGAAAGTAGGGGTTGGTAAGAATCATGTTGACAAATCTTTTGAGTAATGTAATAAACCTAATTGTTATAATAGCAATCATAGAAATATTAATGTAAAGGAAAAGAAAAATGAAAAGCGTAAATATCGGAAGTGTGGAAATGGAATGTATTGATATGAATGATTATCCAGATTTTTGTGATGCATACATTTCATTTGCAGAATATGAAGATGGTGAAATCCTATCAGATGCCGAATTGGAAGATTTGCAGTCTGATATAGAAAATAATGGTGACATTTGGGAAATTATAAACAATCAATTATGTAGGAATTTTTAATATGAATGATCTATCAACATATGTAATAGCACTCACTGGGCCAGTTATATCTAGTGGTGGTCCTATAAGTAGAAGGGTAACGGTGAAAGATCGTAAAGAGGCTATAAAACATGCGAAAATGTTTTATGGTAATAGAAAGGTGTCTATCATCAAAATCGGAAAAGGGATAGTATAATGCAAGTTGTAACAGTTAGATTTGTAGGATCAATGGTTCAACCTTCACACCATGATTGTCAAATTGTAGAGGGTTCTATGAGTATGAGGCATAATGAACGCTGCGATGATACTAATCCACCAGTATGTAAAATTATCTCACCATTTGGTAAAGATAATACATTAGAAGCATTTTATATGCATGAACAATGGAATTGCATTTTAGATTAGTGTTGACAAACCTCTACTTTTATATTAGTTTATAAGAGTAGAGAGAATCACTGAAAGGGTTCACAATGCTTCGTATTCAACAAATTTCTGATCTTTTGAATTGCTCCAAAGCTGTCGCAGAAGAAGTTTTGAGTAAGATTTCCCATATGGACCTGAGTGAGATGGGTCAAGAAGAATGGGAATTTTGGGTTAACTTTTACGGGAAGGTGTAATAGCATGGCATACGCTCCAGATTCAGTAGGTTTCACTTATGGTGATGGTTCAATCGCTGGTTCTTTTACTGAAAAGGATTGTGACAATCTTTTTGAGTTTTCCACCAATCATGAAGAAATGACAGATGAGTGGGATTTTCCTCATTTGATTTGGGTTTCTCATAATGCGGTAGGCCAATGGAATTATAGATATGGTAAAGTCTTAAAGACTGTCGCTTACATTGCCGTTGATGAGGATGAGTATGGCAATCCTGTTGTTGAAAAGTGGGATATTAAAAAGTATCGGAAATATTCTAAAATGGCTTGACAAACTCCTACTCTTATACTAGATTATAAGAGTAAAGAGAATCACTTAGTCTTGAAAGGACACAAAATGACTTCAGCAGTTTCAATCGTTTCAAACCTTCCCGGTTCTCTCGTAGTGAGCAATGCAGATGCTGTTTTGCCTTTGGACCGTGAAGGTGCTGGTGACTCGCTTATGTCATCCATCAACATTACCATTCGGGCATTCGCCAATGATAAATATGAGTGGGTGCGGAACTATACTGTTGGCTGGGACAGTGAAGATGGTCACTGGGCCTTTGGTAATGGTTCAATGGTAACATCCTCTAAGACTGAACAGAAAGTCTACCTTGGATATGAGATTGGTGATACGATCAATATCGCTGGTGAGGTTCTTACTATTTGTGCCGCAAGCAACCACAACATTAAATTTGTAGGAGCGTAAAAATGAGAGTGGAAGTCTATTACAATCTCCACAAACATATCTTTTCTGTCAGACATAAGGGGCGTGTCATCGCTCATATGTCTGATGTGACAATTATGAACCCAACTTATGTGGTTCGTCAGGCTGGACGTTTAAAGGTTCTAAAAGAGGGCCGCAAGAATGTTCACGCGATGGTTCGTGGAGAAATGTCTGAAGAAATTTTCGGTTTAAATAATGGTGTTGCAGTCACATATGACCCCTACAAATACAGTTCATTTGTAACAAAGGCAGATGAACAGCCCATCCTTGAAAGCAAAGTTGCTGTTCTCCATAAGCCAGAAGTTGGTGGTCCAAAGATTATGGCATATTAGGGTTGACAATCACCTCAACATATACTAGATTATAAGAGTAAAGAGAATCAGTCTTGAAAGGACATACCATGCAAGTTTATGTTTATCATGCAGAGCGCAATCGTGAAACTGGCGATGTTGAAGGTCAGAATTTAGTTGCAGAAGTAAATCTGCCAAGTTCTATCACTGATCAGAATGAGGCTCTTGAGTATGCCTATCGCTGGACACAAAATATCATGGGTTCTTGGAGCCGTGATGATATTGCTGATAATTCAGACTATAACCCTAACCATGTTAATCGCATTGCACCACTAAATGAAGGTGGTATGGGTTTGCGTAGTTCAATGATGGGTGATTTGTTTGAGATTGAAACCGCCTTTGGGCAGTCCTTGCATGAAGTTGGTATGATGGGCTTCACAGAGTGTGTAGGGTAATTTAAATGAAATGAAAACAAATGCTTGACAAGTGTTTGTTTTTATCGTATAATATACAAATGAAATGAAAACAACGAATCACTGAAAGGGTTCAAAATGGCACATGAAGTAGAATTTGTAGACGGTGTAGCGCAAATGGCTTATGCGGGAGATGTTCCTTGGCATGGGTTAGGCACACCAGTTAGTAATGATCTAACACCAGTTCAAATGATGCAAAAGGCTGGTCTTGATTGGGAAGTGCAAAAGGTTCCATCATTTATTGAAATCAATGGCGAAAAAATCAAAACTGGTCAAGAGTCTTTGGTTCGTCTGAGCGATAACAAGGTTCTGACAAATGTTGGCGAAGGATGGAATCCTTGTCAAAATTCAGATGCTTTTGATTTCTTTGCAGAGTATGTCGCCGCTGGTGACATGGAAATGCATACTGCTGGTTCGCTCAAAGGTGGACAGATCACTTGGGCATTGGCAAAAGTCAAAGAGTCATTTGATGTATTTGGTGAGGATACTGTTGAATCATTCTTACTTTTCAGTAATCCACACCAGTATGGGAAATCTATTGACGTTCGTTTCACTCCAGTTCGTGTTGTTTGTAATAACACTCTTACAATGTCACTTAGTCGTAACGCAACGAATGCAGCAAAAGTTGGTCATCGCGCAGTGTTCAATGCAGACAATGTGAAAACAACTCTTGGAATTGCATCTGAAAAGTTTGCAAAGTACAAAGACATGGCGCAATTCTTGGGTTCCAAGCGCGTTACTGCCGACTCCTTGATCCAGTTCTATAATGATGTATTTCCGAATACTTCACGCACCAAAGAACAAAATCAAGTTGATAAACTGGCAGACTTGTCACGCAATGCAAAACTTTGCTACGATGTTCTAGAGACACAACCTGGTGCAGAGTTTGCTCCTGGTACATGGTGGAGCGCATTGAATAGCGTCACGTATGTTACAGATCATATGCAAGGGCGCAATGCTGAAAATCGCTTGCACAGTCAGTGGTTTGGTGTTAATCAAACTCGCAAAGTAAAAGCGGCAGAAAAGGCAGTTGAACTCGCTAACGCTGCATAAAAGAATTTGGGAGAGATTAGTTTCTCTCCCATCACTTGACCTGCTAGGCTAGTTACCTAGATAGTCCTGGAGTTGTACTCTGACGAAGTGAACCGTCTAACTGAACGGAAACAAAGCACGATCACAAGTAGTGCGGCATTGAGATTGCCGATAGAAGATAAGCAGTGAGAGAGGTCTACTCCATTAGAACTAGACCTTCAAGGAGAGACACTTTCACAAGCTGAGTACTCGGCGGTAAAGTGTGATTTTTGTTTGCTCAATGATACTGTTTATCTTCTCTCACATTTCACAAAACTGTTACACGAATTTCAGTAATTTTCATATAAATTGCAATGTTAAATCAATACTTAAAACCTCAAAAAAGGAGAGTATAATGGAAGTTATGAGTATCTGGATGCTGATCGGATTTCTATTCGCGGCATATGCGGTTATCGCAAACGATTCAGTTCAAACATTGGGAACATGGATTGCATCAAATAATGAGAGATTTAGTTGGCAGACTATGTGGATTGCAGCATCGTCTGTTTTGTTGTGGGCATTATGGTATGGGTGGTATTATAATGGTGGTGATATTAGTTATGGGAGATTAAACAAAATACCATGGCAAGAGATACAGTGGTATCACGCTTGCGCTCCTGGCGTCTTATTGCTATTAACAAGGTTTGGTGTACCAGTAAGCACATCATTTCTTGTTCTTTCGGCATTCGCTTCATCGTTTGTATTAGAGAAAATGTTGATGAAATCCATGTTAGGTTATGCAGTTGCAGCGATTGCGGCATATGCTATATGGATGATAGTAAGCAGATTGCTTGATGAGGCAAAACCTGTAAAAGAAAATCATAAGAACTATTGGCGTGTTGGTCAATGGATAACAACTGGATTCCTATGGTGGACTTGGTTATCTCATGATATGGCAAACATTGCCGTTTTTCTTCCAAGGGAATTGTCGGTTGAATTGATGATTATGATATCTGTTGTGTTTGTTGCTGGTCTTGGCTTTATGCTAAGAGAGGGTGGTGGTAAAATTCAACAGATTGTTTTATCAAAGCATAACACTCGCTATGTCAGATCAGCAACAATTATTGATTTGGTTTACTTCTTAATTCTATATTTCTTTAAGGAATTGAATGATATTCCAATGTCAACCACATGGGTCTTTGTTGGACTGTTATGTGGGCGAGAACTTGCTATGGCGACAGTAACTGGTAAGGAGAAGTTTAAAGTAGTATTTCCATTGATTGGCAAAGACTTCCTTAAAATGATGGTTGGGCTTGCGGCATCACTCGCTATTGTTCTTTCAATTCATTATGTGATTGTACCTCTTGAAGATGCTCAGAAAGAGATTGGGGTTGAGAATATATCTCAATAGGCTATGATAGGGGGGATTTTCCCCCCTATTTTTTTATTTACGTGACCAGATTTCGTATAGAATCCAGACCGCGATAAGACCGATTACACCTTGTGCGCCCAATGCTGCCAGCATTGTTGCAACATTTGTTACAACGCTTGTTGCTGGAATGAATGGGATTGCACCAACACCCAGAACTTCAAGTACGATCATAAGGGCTGCAATACTTATGCCTACTTCAGCGAGTCCACCTGCCCATGCTTTAACTTTATTTAAAACTTCCATATTTATAACCTTTCATTTTGGTTTCAGATAATATTATTTATATAGGCAAGAAATTGCCTATTGCAATTCTATACTTAATATAGTGATATATATTACTATGTTAACATAAGGATTTTAACGATGGCATTTTGGAAATGGTGGACAAGCATTGTCTTGTTAGGTTTATTTGGTACATTTTTACAATATCAATATTTGGTATTTAATTTTGTATATGAGAAGGATGCTTCACGCATTACTTTTTTGATTGGATTTATTTTTATTATTACCACTTTAAAGATTGGTATTGAGAGTTGGCGTCAACAGTTTACATATGAAAACAATAGGAACACAGACTTTTTATGGTTTTCATCTGATGTTGTAATGTCTATAGGTATGGTTGGAACATTAATTGGATTCTTATTAGTTTTAACGACTACATTCACGAATGTTGACACTACGAGTGCATCTGCAATGAAGGCAGTGATAGGTACACTTGCGTCTGGTATGGGCATTGCATTGATGACAACCCTTGCTGGTTTAGTTTCATCTATTATAATTAAGTTTCAGTTAGTTATGTTGGAATCGTCAGATGAGAAAGTATAGTAATAATTTAGCGTTCACTGATCTTTTATTTAATTTATTGATTGGGTTTACGTCACTCTTATTGATTGCATTTTTGCTTATTAATCCGATTGCGGAAGAAGGTAAGATTGATCCTAGATCAGAGTTTATCATTACATCGTCGTGGGATGATGAGTCTGGTATTGACATTGATTTGTGGGTAAAGGGTCCAGACAAAACGATTGTTGGGTTCTCGGCAAAGGATGGCGGTTACATGGTGCTAGAGCGAGATGATCTTGGTGATGCAAATGATACGATTCAATTGAATGGTGAAACGATCACGATTGAGAGAAATCTTGAGACACTTTCAATCAACGCAATCATTCCTGGCGAGTATGTGGTGACAGTTCATAATTTCAGCACATCTCGCTCCACGGCTGAAGAAGAATATCCCACGCCAGTAACGATTGATATTATGGATATGCATCCATTTTCTCTTGATATGAGTCGTACTGTAAGGGCTAGGTTTAAGGAAGAAGTTTCGGTATTCTCTTTCATGGTGGATAATGATGGTAATATATATGATATGAACGATCAGATAGATACAAAGATTCGTCCGAATATAGGGATTGGTAGACCGCAAATTTCAAACGAATAGGAAACAAACATGATAACACTCTTTATAATTATAATCGCGATTACTTGTATATACACGGCAAGTCTTATATACTATTCAAATGCATCATTTGGCCTTAAACTTATCGCGCTTCCAACTCAACTTGCATTCTTTATCTTCATATCATATCAACTTATATTATTGGCTGGTGCGCCAATCAATCAAGAGCCAAATGGTAAATTCAATTACATTCATCACGAAATAACTGATCAAGGTAATACTATTCTACTATGGATATATCAGCAAGAACGAGGACACCGCCTGTATAAAATGCCATATGATAGAGAGAAAGCAAAGAAACTTCAACAAGCCAAAAACTCAGCACTTGCTGGTAATAGTATGGAAGGTAAGTTTCAACCAAATGGTAATGGATACTCATCACTCTTTATAAGCGAACAATCCCTCTTAAATCATCAGGATATACCCAAAGATTCTCCTTGACAGAATCACATTCGCATAGTATAATAAGGAAACTCTTTATGATGGGGGAGGAAGATAATGAAGTTTATTCAATACCAAGATAATGGAACAAAGATTAAAATGGAAATTGCGAGTCATGCATCGTTAGATGAATTGCTTGAAGAGTTTCAAAACTTTCTTCGTGCATGTGGATACACAATTGAATATAATAAAGTGTTAACAATAGAGGATATGGATGAATGACTCAAGACTATGTGGTAGTAACTACAGTATCATCTTTCCGTCATCGCTATGTGATGCACAAAGATGACCTTGCAAAACTAAATCCTGATGTAAAGCCGAATGATCACGAACTTGATGATTGGGCGTTAGATACAGTCATTTGTGAAGAATGTGATGAGTTTTCTCAATATCACATAGGCGAACAAGAATGTGATGTTTATCAATGTTCCGAGGAAGAAATGCTTACCTTATTTGATAGAGACAACGATTATCTCAGTAATTGGGAACAAGATCAAAAGATTAAATGGGTGCGAGATACACTACATAAACCCAATGAGACGTTATAGGTTAAATATATTTATATGATAAAGGGTTGCCATTCAACTCTTTTTATGATATAATAGCATGAAAGGAAAATAAAATGAGTCTTAAAATGATTGACGGTAATGTTATTGATGCAAATGAAGAAAAATATAATGAAATTCTCAAGGATATGAGTGATACTATCGCGATGGATAAGAAGATGGATGATGTAGTAACACAAAAAAGCCATGATCTGAAAGAAAGCCTGATAGAACAGAATCAAGCGATGCAAAGCGGAGGGGAAATTAACACACAATTTAAACAATCCTCCAGTAAGAACACAACACGTAAATCCTTTAAGAGACAATATAAGATTGGAACAAGACCATGATGGATACCACGATAGGTTATAATATGGCATTGGCTGTTACTCGCTCTATAGGAAAGACTGAGTTTGAAGATATGGATACCCATGCCCGACTAGAAGTTCTGAGGTTCATTGATGATTGTATCTCATTGACATATGGAACTCGCAATGATGTTAAGAAGTGGCGGCAACCTTTTGAGGCTAAGTGGGAGCAACTGAATGAGGCACACGAAGTTCTGAAGCAGAAGATGATCAAAGCAGATGTTTAAGTTCTTTATACAAAAGCATTGGATGCACTGGTCACTGCTAGGTACTCTGGTAATCCTATGCTCTACATGGTATCAGGTACAGATAGATGTTGCTATCAATGAATGGTTTGGAGTGTTCTATAATAATCTCCAAGAGGCATTGGCTACTCCGGGTAGTGTAACACCCGCTGAGTTCTATGGATCACTGGCATCATTTGGATGGTTGGCAGCGAAGTTTATTGCGGTTGCGGTGGTCACAAAATACTTTGTATCTCATTGGATATTCAGATGGCGCACCAGTATGGTTGAGTATTACCATGATAAGTTCAAGTATGCTAGAGGTCTAGAAGGTGCGTCACAACGTATTCAAGAGGATACTATTAAGTTCGCTCGTATCATGGAAGACCTTGGGGTTGGCTTGATGGAATCAATCATGACTTTAATCGCGTTCATTCCTATTCTGATCGGGTTGAGTGCGGCTGTAACTCATTTGCCTATACTGGGCGAGGTATCTAATTCTCTGATGTGGGTTGCTATTGCTACTGCCTTGGGGGGAACACTTCTCTTGGCAGCGGTAGGAATTAAACTTCCTGGCATTGAGTATGATATTCAAAAGAGAGAGGCTGGTTATCGTAAGGTGCTGGTTCATGCTGAAGATGATCCGAAGGCGGGTCAGCCTAAGACTTTAGCAGAGTTATTTGATTGGGTGAGAGATATTCATTTCAAATCATATTTCCATTATGCTTACTTTAATCTGGCACGGTACTCTTATTTCCAAGGGATGGTGTTGATTCCTTATCTTGCGTTAGGCCCGACTATCCTTGCTGGTACTATTACTCTAGGTGTATTACAACAGACTATTAGAGCATTTGGGCGGGTAGAAGGTAGTTTACAGTATGTGGTTAAGTCATGGGCGATTGTGGTTGAGTTGATCAGTGTCTATAAACGATTGACTGAGTTTGAAAAGCAGATTGAGATTGGAGAAAGCAAATGAAAAGAATTGTAGTATTAGGTTTGGTGGTTACTCTACTGAGCGCATGTGAAGCGAGGATGAGCGCAAACCCGTCCTTTAAGTTTATTGCAAATCCAAATGAATTAACTATAGGGGCAACGATTTAGGTGTTGACAAGATAGTATTCTTTTGCTAGATTATAAGAGTAGAGAGAATCACTTGAGAGGATTTGCGAATGACTGAAGAACTGATGATGGCAAGGATAGAAACCTTGATGGAGATGGTCTCAAGTCTGACCGAAACTGTTAGTGAATTGGAAGAAAGGCTCCATGAGGTTGAGGTTGAATTAAACCCGCCTTATGTCGCTGGACCGTATGGAACTAACCCTTAATCAATTACTCTTAAAGAAAGGATTTGCGAATGTCAGTAGATTATATTTCAGCCCACAATGGAGGCATCCAGATGTATTCAGATACTGATGGTCTTGTTGGTTACGGTAAGTCGCCTGAGATGGTTGCTTATGTTCTTACCACAAAGGGTATGGCCTCTGAAATATATGCTGGTTCATCTATGGATTTCGCCTCTGAGAATGGCTTTGCCTCTGATGATGGCGCAAGCATGTTGTTGAAAAAAGCATTGGAGTTGGTGTAATGGACACGAAAAACAAAAAGTCGGTAGCGCGGTTGGTTCTATCTGATCTATCTAAGAGCGCAACGAATAAGTATGGTGATAATAATCATGCCTATATCGCGGGTTACCTAGAGAGCGCGATGGCCTCAGTTTTGGCAGATTTGTCTGATGAGGCTTATGATGAACAAATCGCGATGATTGTGTCTGCAACAGATAAATTAAAAGCACTTGACACGACAGCGTAATTAGACTAGATTATAAGAGTAGAAAGAATCACGAAAGTATTTTTTAACAGGGTGCAAATTAGATTTGCTGTTTTGATTTGGGGGCGTATGTTGCGATATCCCTAGACCTAACGATAAAGAATGTGTTCCGACAGTAGGACATGACCTTGTTAAAAAATACTTTCATAATTGGAGAAGGTCCGATGGTTTAAATTAACGCCACAAAAAGCGAAAGTAGGTTCTCCCTATATGAATTGAAATCTATGGCGAAGCAAGGTGATATAGGGTCAACCCAGAGAAGTCTGGTCTGGGTTGGATGGATGGGGGCGCGCCCAATTCAAAAGGCCCAGCAACTAAGTTTTTAAGTAAGGGTGCGAGGCATACTTTCTTAAAGATTTAGGGTTGACATTGGTTACGAATCATGCCATAACTGTAATTGAAAGAAACAATTGAGAAAGAGAGTTTCAGATGCAAAGTGCAGTTTCAGCGAATATTACTGGTCACGGTCATATGGCGCGTGAGGTTAATCGTCGTGGTTCCGATAATTCAATTCATTTTAATATGGAGCGAGTTCTAGATCATGATGGTGAGTGGGATTATAACACACCTGTTTGGAGCATTGGCTATACTGTTGATGGTTCTTCCTATCACGATGTAGGTACGATCACAGCGTTTCCTGGAGATGGTATTCAAGCGACTATACGAGGTTCCGAGACAGTTGCTGGTAATGATGTGGTTGAGGTTTTTGAGGCGGCTGTTTGTGCTGCTCTTGATACCGAAGGTTGTGTTGAAGCAGTGGAAGATATGATTTACGCGACCTCTTATTGATCAACCCAAGAACATACTAATACCGTTCGTCAGACGGTTTTTCCCAACTGAGAGTAGTAGAGATACTACTCTTTTTTTTGTCTTGACATTCATACTACCTGCATGTTAAGATGAACTGACGAGGTATGTAAATGCGAATCAGTTTTCATAGGTTGTCAGTTTAATATAACACGCCTGTATCCTGTTTGTCAATCCCTAAAATAAATTATTTTATTTGCTGATCAAGTCTTGACAATCTCGCCCGAATGTATTACCTTTGGAATCTAGAAAGAGTTTTATTTTTAACAAGGAAAGAGAAGATGAATAAAGAAGATAACACCTCCTGGCTGGTGGGTGCAAAAAATGCTTTTGATGATGGTATGAAAGATGGTATGAATAACAAACCTAAGAAGAATGGCGAAGAAGTTTGGCCCATCCACCATGTTGCTTATTATGAAGGATATGATATTGGGTATGGCTTGCGGGAAGAAGATTGGATGGCTATGGCAAAGAAGCCCGATAATCTCAAATAACTATTGACAATCTTTAACGAATCATGTATTCATATAATGTACCCAACAGAAAGAGAGCCGAATATGTCTATGATCGTTGAAACTACCATGACCGAAAACAACAAAATGATGTATGCTCTTGAAGCGCGTGGTACAAAGTATCAAGTCGTATATGAGCGAGATGATATGTATGCTGTTTGGTCTAAGCGGAATAGCCTGACCACTACACAACTTGTTCTAATGACACTGAATGAAATGAAGGCTCGGTCAAAAGCCCTCAATCATCTCGCAACTCTAATTGAGATGTAAATAACTATTGACAATCTTTAACGAATCATGTATTCATATAATGTAATCAAAGGAGAGTGATCAATGTTTGATGTTGGAATGGGTGTTGTACGGCCTTACGCTTCTGGTCGGATTGGTATTGGTGAGATTTCATCAATCCAACATGATGCTGATGGCGAAAATCTGATCACTGTCATGTATAACGATGGTAAGGTAAAAGTTTATACCGAGAACGCAATAATGAAAAATCTTGGTCGGCGCATAATTGTTACTGAAACTCCGATATAAAGGAAAAGACTATGACTGAATGGACAAACTCCGCAAAGATTTCTGCCTTGAAAGAGTGCATTGCTGATAGTGAAGAAGAAATTCAATACCTCACAAACAGCATCACGCAAGGTGGTGGTTATCTGTTAGAGTCTTGCTTACGTGATGCTCAAATGGTTTTACGTGATGCAACCCGCCAATTAGAGGCATTGTTAGATTAGGAGATAAGTGATGAATAACGTAACAATTTTAACAGATGTAGAATTGGTTGAGTATTATGAAAATGCTGCCGCTACTGATTGTGGTTCTATTGGTCATACTAAAGGATCAATGAACGAAACTGCTGCTAAAGGATACGCTGCTGAATTAGCAAAAAGAGAATTGCCAATTCCAGATTATTATGCTGCCGCAGAAAAAGGTGTATATAACGGTGAGGGTTCAGTCTAATGAATAATAAATATTGGTTGACCAAGGATATTTCCATCTCAACAGATAGTGTGGGGTGTAGGACCGCCACACATCGTTATCAGGGATTGCTGATAGATAGTAGCCCATGGGAAAATAGTCGCGCAGAATGCAGACAAGAGGCTGTTAAAATCTTGCGAGAAATGAAACAAGAAAAACAACTTGACACTATGTAATTCAAATGTTATGAATATGTGAACAAGAGAAAGAGAGAATCACATGAACATCGCAGAAACAATTCGTGACCAAATCAAAGCATTAGACTTCTGGGCATTTGGTGCTTGGGGCGCAAAAGATTTTGTCAAGACCAGCACTGAGGGTCTACGGTTTAAAACTTCTGGTATGGTTAAGTGGAAAGGTTATGTTTCAATTGAATTGAACGGTCAAGACCTCTATGATGTTAAGTTCCAGCGAGTTCGGAAAATGAACGTGGTCACTGACAAAGAACTTGATAATATTTTTGCTGATCAGTTGGTTGAAATCATTAATGCACAGGTTGGATAATACTTGACAAACCTCTACTTTTATATTAGTTTATAAGAGTAGAGAGAATCACTTAGTCTTGAAAGGACGCAAAATGACTGTTACTGAAATCAAGCAAGCAATGATGAAAATGGACCAAACTGAACTGAGCCAGATCATGCATTATGCAAATCAGATCAAAACGATTGCCGCTCAAGCCACATATACAGTAGGCCAAAAAGTGATGGTTGTTCAAAAGACCAAACAGACCCCCGGCACTATTGTCAAGATCAACAGCAAAAAGGCTGTAGTCAGCATGAACTATGGTCGGCATGGTGTGACTGATGTTCAAGTTCCTTTCTCAATGCTGCAAGTCGCATGATTGTGAAATCGCTTCTAAAGGTCATTGCGGCTTCCGCTGTGGCCTCTATCCTGCTCACTGATCAATCTCATGCTCAAGAGTGTACCTTAGTAAAGGTTCCAGTATACCAAATGCAAAATGAGTGGGCTGGAATGGCCCTTGGGGGATTGATTGGTAGTCAAGTTGGTAATGGTAGTGGGAGTTACATAGCAGGTGCTATAGGTGCGCTTCTAGGGCGTCATACAGCGTTGAATACACCTACTGCTAGGATTATCGGTTATAGGACAGTAAAAGTCTGTAATAATCCTCATAACTTTTCAAGATCAAATAATAATTTAAATTCAAATCTCACCACTTGTAATGTTGGTGGTAGATTAGTTAGGTGTTAAAATATAACTAACACCATTGTATCAGAACTATACAATATCAAGCGTAACTAACATCCGAGTATTAGTTCTTCGCGAGGCGGTCATTATAAAAGTGTTGACAATAATTTCCTCGTATGCTAGAAATCAGATAAAGGAGAGAATCATGAACTTTATGGATAAAACAATGATTGAAACATTACAAGGTTATATTGCAGCGTGTGAAAGAAACTTAAAAGAAATTCTCGCACAAAATCCCGTAGATCAAAGGGCTGTTGATGCTACTCAAAGCATGATAGATAATCTTAACATGCAAATTGGAGAACTTTTAATATGAATGGTTTATGGGTTATGTTCGCGGTAGTATTTGGGGGAATGGGGTTAGTACTCATGTATCTAGGTTCACTCTCAGGCTACCTAATGTGTATGGGTGTACTAGGTTGGTTGTTTGTAGCAAATAACACTGGTCAACTATTTACTGAAGATGAAGATGAAGATGAAAATTACTAGGAGAATAAGATGACTTTTGAATATAAGAAAGATGAACTAGCAAAACTTGTGGATGGTATAAAAAATTACGCGACATGGCACTATGAGGAAGATGGTTGGGATATTGTAGTAGAGTGCTATGATGACGATGATATTGCGTCTATAATTCATGGAGCGGTAAGTAGAAAAGGCGCAGTTCGCAAAATGAAAGAGTATCTTAGTCCACTGGCAGATATTAAGAATGAAATAATGAGTGAGGCTTGGTAATGGATTTAATGGTAACACTTACTAACTTGGGTGATATACTCTTTGGAATGGCTCTTATAATTGGTGGGCCGATAGTAATGGTATGGTTGGCATATAAAAATGGGCATATTGATACAACACGAAGAAAAGATTGACAGTAGTAATGATATATGCTATAGTTTGCGCTATGAGTATATTTAATGGAGAAATGAAATGAAACGTATTAGTACAACTATTGATAATGCATTATCTGCAATGTTTGGTTTAACTCTTATTGGTGTAACGATAGTAATGTGGATTATGACCTTTATTTTCCTCTTTGATACTGTTACAACAGATGGTGTTCCTTGGACGGCTTTAAAGCAAATGGCATATGGTTCTGTTGGTGCATGGTTAAGTACAATGTTTACCTTTATGTCTACTCGTATCGTGATAGATATTATTGAGGATTTGTTTGTAAGGGATGAAGTGTAATGAATATCTTTGTGAAGGCATATATTTACTTATTGTTTATATTTTCTTCTATGGGTATGATAAGCGGTTGGGTTTTTACTGGTCATCTCTTTATTGAGATGATTAGTAATCCAAACTTTGGTCACTTCTTTTTTATGAGTGTGCTTTTAATACTGTCTTTTTTAATGACTTGTATTACACTCATGATTGGTAATGAAACCTTTAAAACTATAAGGGGAGAATAAGATGACTTCAGAAATCTTTGTGAATATCGGCTGCATTTACATAATAGTGCATTGTGTGTTTATTCTAGTAAATAATGGTGATTTTGGGACTCGTGACAATGACGAATGAAATTATTATTCTTATGGTTGCAGTCCCTATAGTATTTGCTATTGTGGCAATGTGTATAGATGTAGGAAAAAAGTAATTCATGACACAAATTAAAAAATGTAAGGGTTGTAAAGAAAGTCTACCTATAGATAATTTTGCTAAATGTGATAGACACGGCAATAGAAGGGGTTCGTGTAAACCTTGTCATATTGAGCAGAGACATAGAGAAAAAGGAACTTGGGAAGAATATCAAAAAGAACAATCATATAGACAGGAACTTCATATACTACAGAAAAATGGTCAAAGAAGATGTAGGATGTGTAATACCATAAAAGTTCTTGATGAATTTCCTAATGACTCTTCACCAAGAGTTTTTTATAATAAAAAAACACATTGCAAAAAATGTGCTTATATAACATGGAGAGTACCACGACAAAAAACAGAACACTTTAAAAAATTAAAAGCGATATCGGATAAAAAATATAATACAAATAATAGAGAAAAGCTAAACGCCCATGCAAATAAAAAATATCGTACAAATATTCAACATAAACTTAAAGTTACATTAAGGAATAGAATAGGAAAAGCACTAAAACGTAAAAACAGCACTAAAGCATTTAAAACAGTAGAATTACTTGGTTGTTCTTTAGATGATTTTAAAACATATCTAGAAAACAAATTTCAAGATGGAATGTCTTGGGATAATCATACAACTTTTGGGTGGCACATTGATCATATAATTCCGCTAGATGCATTTGATTTAACAAAGGCTGAAGAACAATTAAAAGCGTGTCATTATACTAATTTACAACCACTTTGGTGGAAAGAAAATTTACAAAAAAATAATAGAATATTGGTGGAAAGAAAATGAATTATTTTCTTGTTAGAATAAAAGTATCCATCTTTGGTTGAGATTCAATTTCTAATGAAAATCCTAATGTATTTGCAAACCTTTTAACTAATCGTTTGTATAGTGACGTTCTACTTGTACTTGATCCATCTCTACCCTTATCTGCCGAAAATTCAACAATACTAATATCTTTACGTTTTTTGATAAATTCTTTCATATGGTTAATTACAGCCCCAAGTATTTTCATCTGAGAGCCTTCGCCAGTTACTGCGATAGTCGTTCCAGTACCTACTCCAGGTTTGGCTGATCCAGTACGAAATACAACACCGCAACTGAAACTATCGTCTTTACCCCATTGGCCTGTGTGCCATGCTGCTTTATCTAACGTATAGATAAGTATTATATTTCTATCATCAATTCTAGTTTCATAGAGATAATATTCTGCATCATCCTCTACTTGTTTTTCAATAGTTTTCCATTTGACTTTGGTATTAAATGCTTCACTGAACTGCTGAAATGTTTTCATTTGTAATATCCGTTTTTATAACATGGTTTACTGTATTTATATACTTGACAAGGTATAACCTATATGATATATATTCTTTGAAAGGAGAATCGTATGAAATCGTCAACTTTAATATTTCTATTAACTTCGGTAAGTTTCTTTTTACTTGAATTAACAATCCCAGCATTAGCAATGTTTGTAATGGTTTTGATTGGAGATTAGATATGACTATGAATTATAATGATGCTGTTAAATTTGCGACGATGGCCCATGCTGGTCAAAAGCGGAAATTTACTGGTGAGGATTATGTGACACATCCTATCGCTGTTGCGAGTATGGTTATAGATCATCTTGCCAATGTTGGGTTTGATAAAGCCACTATTGAACTTGCTGGTACTATCGCGGTTCTTCATGACACTGTAGAAGATACAGATGTTGAAATGGAAGATATTCAAAAACTGTTTGGTGATACGGTAGCAAAAGGTGTTTGGTTTCTTACAAAGGTTCCTAGTTATGTCGGTAATCGGGCAGAGCGGAAAGCACTATGTGATGCGCGGTTAGCGAATGCTCCTTTGATCGTGAAAGAAATTAAGCGGTATGATATGCTTCACAATCAAGGAAGTTTGAAAGAGCATGATCCTAACTTCTATGAGGTTTGGTTTGCCGAGACTTTAACCACTTTGGCTCAAATGGGTTTCAGTACACTTTGGACTCCTTTGACCTTTGATGCCAAGAATTTACATGGAGAAAAGAAACTGTGAATTATAGTTTTACAATTCAACCAAATTCTACATTTAACTATGATATGTTGACTTGGTTTGCCCTCTCGCGTGATATGAGTTGCAAAATAAATTCGGATAATACAGTGACATTTGAATCTTATCTTTTTTATGATCTTGATGAAATTCACAATGAACTTGTTGAGGAAGTCTTTGCCAATCAATAAGATTTAATTGTTGACACGCCAAGTTTGGTATGCTAATTTATAAGAGTAAAGAGAATTACCTAGTCTTGAAAGGACTCCCAAATGACTTACGGTTTTACAATTCAACCGAATTCTACATTTAACTATGATATGTTGGATGAGTTTTCACACGGCTATGATGTGACTTACACAATAAATTCAGATGATACAGTGACATTTAAATCTTATGTTTTTGATGATCTTGATGAAGTTCACGATCAACTTGAAGATTTAATTGTTGACACTCCAAGTTTGGTATGCTAATTTATAAGAGTAAAGAGAATCATCCTAGTCTTGAAAGGACTCCCAAATGGCTTATATGTCTCAAGAGAAGAAAAAATCTCTCGCTCCCGCGATTAAAGCAGTACTGAAAGAGTACGGCATTAAAGGTTCTATTGGTGTGAATAATCATTCCACACTCGTAGTTAACTTGTCTCAAGGGCCAATTGATTTTGGTTCTACATATGACAATGTAAACCAGCACTGGATTGCAAGTCATTATAGTGGCGTTGCTGAAAAGTTCTTGACCAAACTCGCGGATGTTATGATGAATGGCAACTTTGATCATTCTGATATTCAATCAGATTACTTCCATGTTGGTTGGTATATTGATATCAATATCGGAAAGTGGAATAAACCCTATCAAGTAACATCTTGATTTGCAAATACATCCTTGCAAGTAGCCTTCATTTATGGGGGCTATTTTCATATAAATAGTATTCACCATATACACAAATGAAGGACTTCTTATGAAAAGTATTAGTTCTACGATTGAACAAAAGAATATGCACATGAGGCATGTTGAAGATAAAGTATTATATGGTGGTGTAAATGGTACAAGACAAGCAATTTTTGCTCTACGTGATATGCGAGATTTGCTGAGTGGAGTTAAGGAAGGAAATGTAAGTGTTAAATGGGATGGCTCTCCTGCTATATTTGCTGGTATTGATCCGCGTGATAACCGCTTTTTTGTTGCCAAAAAAAGCATATTCAATAAAGAACCTAAAGTCTATAAATCTGCAACTGATATTGATGATGACACTTCTGGTGATCTTAATGTTAAGTTACAAGACGCACTCAAGTACTTGCCAGAGTTGGGCATCAAAGGCGTGGTCCAAGGAGACTTCTTATATTCCAGAAACGATTTGTCAACAAAAACAATTCATGGAAAAAAATACATTACCTTCCATCCCAATACCATACTATACGCGATAGACGCTGATTCAGATACTGCCAAGAATGTACTGAATAGTAAAATCGGGATTGTATGGCATACTTCTTATGTTGGTGATGCGTTTGAAAATATGAACGCAGTTTATGATGTTGATGTAAGTGGATTTAAAACATCAAAGAATGTGTGGAGCCAAGACGCCCTATTGAGAGGTGTTACTCATGTCACAATGAGTGAAAAAGATACAAATGATGTGAATCATAATTTATCTGAGATAGGTAGATTATTTAATTCTATTTCATCGTCCACTCTTAAATATCTTGAAGGTAATAAGAGCCTTGCTCAATCTATAGAAACCTTTAATAACACCTATGTTCGCAAGGGTGAAACTGTGGATGATACACTCCAGCATGTTGATAATCTTATTGATTGGCACAAGATGCGGTTCCAGAAAGAGATTGATAAGAGAAAATCTGATAGAGGTAGGACTGCCCAAGCCGAAAAAAGAGATGAATTATTGAAGTTTTTCTCATCAAAAAACAAATCTAACCTTAAAAAAATGTTTGATTTGCAAAAATTGATAGTAGTTGTAAAATTAAAACTTATAAATAACCTTAATACTATGAAGAAAATAGATACCTTTATTCAAACCAAAGATGGATTTAAGGTAACTGGTGAAGAAGGTTATGTGGCAATTGATAAACTTGGTGGTGAAGCGGTGAAACTTGTTGATCGTATGGAATTTTCATACAACAACTTTTCATCAGACGTTGTAAAAGGATGGGACAAAACAGGTAGGAAGTAATGAAAAAATTCAGTCAATTATTCGAGTCAAAAGACTTTAAACAACATATAATGTATGACCCAAAAACGGGTAAAGGTTACAAAGCAGAAAAAGAAGAAGATCATTTAAGAATGAAGAAAATGGGATATACCCATGATAAACCTTCTGTATCTGAAGAAACTCCCCTTGATAGAAAACAAGATCGTATAGATAAGACCGCAGACTTGCGAAAAGCAAGACTTAGGCATAAAGACGAAATCAAAAAAATTCGCGAAGAACTTGATGAACTTTCTCAGATGAGACCAGGTTCTCGCATGGTCAACCGCAATACCCAAAGCAGAATGAAACAACTCCAAAAAGATTTAGATGCCATGAGAAATTCTGCCTTTGGGCAGAGTGCTGATAAGGGTGATGAAGCCTATGGTAATGAAGTAAAGAACGCAAAGAGAAAAGATTTAAGATTTAGGGGAGACAAGTTTGATGTAGTTCCTAAAAGTTATGGTTCTTTTAAGAACAATAGAAAACCAGTAATGGCAGCAAAAGAATCTGTGGAAAGCGATAACTCAGAAAACTTAACTGAAGATATGCCTCCAATGGCAGAGATTGTAATGTTGGCAACTGCCGCAAAAGTTTCAACAGATATCATGATAGGTATGCTTAAATCAGCATATCAAACTGGCAAGGGCTTGAACGCACTTGTAAAACTTGGCAATGATTTAGGCGTTAAAATCGGTAAAAAGATCAGCAAGAATTTTAAAGAGTCTGTTGAATCAGAGGAAAGCGACAACTCAGATAACCTTGATGAAGTTTTAAATATGCAGCAACGTCTTGCTCGTAGTAGAATGTTTAAAAGACATGCCAAGAGAAATGCTAGAAAAAGAGAAAAAAAATTACGCCGCAAAGCAACCCAAGGGGATTTGTTGAAAAGGGCAGAAAAAGCAGCAAAGAAAGTTCTCATCAAAAAGTTTACAAAGGGTGCTGATAAACAAGATCAAAGTACAGCGCGTAAAATTGAAATTGAAAAAAGAATTGCTAAAATGCAGCCTAGAATTAAAGCACTGGCGAAGAAGATGTTGCCTGTTGTGAGACAAAGAGAAAAAGAGAGATTTGGAAAAGTAAATAAAACTTCGCCAGATTCGGGGGCTGAGAAACGTGGCAGTTAATTTTACATCATTTAAGCAATATTTAGTAGAAGAAGAAAAGACAGTATATTTTACTTTCGGTAGAATGAATCCACCTACTGCTGGTCATGGTCTCATACTTAATGCTCTTAGTAAAAAAGCAAGTCGTAATCCTTACAGAGTTTATGTTTCTCAAACTAATGATGATAAAAAAAATCCATTATCATACAACGAAAAAGTTAAATATTTGCGTAAGATGTTTCCTAAACAATCGCGTAGTATTATGATGAATACATCAGTGAAAGATGCATGGAGCGCGGCAAGTGCAATGCACGATGAAGGTTTCCAAAATCTTGTTATGGTGGTAGGTAGTGATAGGGTAGATGAGTTTGACATTCGCATTAAAAAGTATAATGGCGTTAAAGGAAAGCATGGCTTCTATAATTTTAAAACAATAAGTGTTATTAGTGCTGGGCAGCGTGATCCAGATTCTGAAGATGTTCAAGGTGCTTCTGGAACTAAACAACGTGCAGCGGCTAAAGACAATGATTTTGTATCTTTTGCACAAGGTCTACCTATAACCATGTCGGACAAAGATGCAAAAGAATTGTTTAATGCAGTAAGAAAAGGTATGGGCCTTAAAGAAGCGAATGAGTTTCATAATCATGTCAAACTGGAAAGTGTGTCTGATATAAGAGAACAGTTTGTTGAGGGTAATATCTTTAATGTTGGTGATATGGTTATGATTACAGACATTCAAGAGCAAGCAATTATCCAAGTAAGAGGTTCAAATTATTTGATTCTTGAAAAGGAAGATGGTACAACAACTCGTAAGTGGATTACTTCAGTTGATCCTATTGAAGAAAGAGTGAATGAACTTGGAACTGATTCATATCGTAAGGAAGCAGAAAAAAACTATATTCCTAGTAAGAAAAAAGTAAAAGAAGTAGCCCAAGACTCAGATATTAAAGATAAAGAGGGTACTCAACCAGCAAAGTATTATGCTGGAGATATGTCAAAATCCACAAAAAGTAAAAGAGATGCACATTTCAAAAAAGGTGCAGAGAAAGACGATAACGATAATAGCGCATATAAACCAGCACCTGGTGATGCTGATGCAAAAACTGAACCTTCCAAGCATACAAAAAAATTCAAGCAGATGTATGATGAAGACTGTTGGGATGGTTACAAGCAAGTTGGAATGAAAAAGAAAAAAGGTAAAGATGTTCCAAATTGTGTACCAGAAGATGTGAATGAGAATACTAAAGGTCTCAAAAACAAAGCAGAAAAATCAGGAATGCCAGTGGGTATTTTAAGAAAAGTTTATAATAGAGGTGTGGCAGCATGGCGCACAGGACATAGACCAGGAACGACTCCACAACAATGGGGTATGGCAAGAGTAAATTCATTTGTAACTAAGTCAAGTGGTACTTGGGGCAAAGCAGACTCAGACTTAGCAGCAAAAGTAAAGGGCAAATAAGATGAAGAATATTTTTCAATTTATAAAAGAAAACGAAACTAGAAATGAAGATGACGTAACTCAAGAGGAATTTCTTGAGGCACTTTTAGAAATAGAAGAAGAACTTGATGCATTTGAACTTGATGAAAAGGCACCTAAAATTGATCCTGACAAATATGCAGCGCATATGAATAGAAATAAGAAGGCTGTTAAAAAAACATCTGCCTCACAAGATTACATTAAAGATGTACAAAAAAGATCAAATAAAATGGGAGAAGCAATCTCTATGAAAAATAGTATTAATCAATACTATTATCAAGACCCTAAAGGAGTTGTTCAAGCAGTAGGCAGTAAAGATGCTATGCGTAAGATGAATATCAAGCAAGCAAAAGATGGTAATAAAGGTGGCTCTTTCAGTATGAATCTTAAAAAGTATAAGGTTGGTGATCAAATTAAAGAATCTGTTGAAATTGATGAGGCATCCGAAGAAGGTAAAATTCGTGTCGTAGATTTGTCCAGTGTTCATCCTAACAATAGAATGGGAGCAAAAGAAAAATCTGGATATCAAGTGCAACGTATGACCAAGGGTGAATTTGTAAATCAAGGAAAGCCATATAAGAAATATGCTGATGCAAAAAAAGTGCAGCAAGGTACTGGTCAACATTCTATGCAGTTTGAAGAAAAATCTGGTACAGGATATGAATTGTATCATAGAGATTTTTCAGGTGCAATGGGACATGCATATGCTCATGCAAAGAAAAAATTCGGTATTACTGTTGATTCAGATGAGATTGATGATAAAGTTGCTATGGGTCCAAGAAAACCTGGAAATGGTAAAACAAATACATATCGTTTGAAAGGTGATAAAGGTAATATTCAAGTACAAGTCTATAATAGAGGTGGATCAACACCATTTGAATTGAATATGTATAAAGAATCTGTAATAGAAGATGCCGAAATGATTATTGAGAATGTTTCTCCAAAACAAATCGCTATGTTGAAAAAACAATACTCAAGTATGCCAGATAGACTTCCTTTAGATCAAGCAATGAAAATGAGCAAGATGATTGCTAACTTTGATAAAGCATCTCTTATGAAAGTTGCGAAGGCTGATATTAAATGGCTATCATCAGCAGCGAAAACAAATCTTATTTCTAAACATAGTGCCACTGCAAAAGATTTTAAAGAATCTGTTGAACTTGATGAGGCCAAAACACCAGAACTTAAAGGTAATCCTTTCAAGTATTACAAAAAACCCACAAATAAAAAAGAAGCCCAAAGTAATGTAAATTTTTGGCATTATGTTGGTATGGCAGATAATGATGAAATTGAGGATATGGGCAAAATTCCCGCTAATTATAAAAGTTATGCGAAATCAATGAAGCAAGACGCTCAGAGAGAATTGAAAAAGATGAATGAAGCCGTTGTGCTTGATGAGGCAAGTCTAATACCTCAACTACAGACTATTGTAAAAGACAAACAACATGCAAAAATAAAGGGTATGATTGTTGATACTTTTACTGCCTCTATGATCACACAAATTTATAGTAAAGTTAATGATGCTAATAAAGCAAAAATGGACAAACTTCCATTAGAAAAATTAGTAAATATTGCTCATAAAATGATGAAAAAGTGATGATTAGTTTTAGTTACTTTTGCGAAGAAAAGAGCAATAAAAAATTAAATGATCCTTTCAGACTACCAACTGGTTCTAAAAAGAAGTTTGGAGTGTATGTAAAAAACGACAAAGGTAATGTTGTTAAGGTTACCTTTGGTGACCCGAATATGGAAATTAAACGAGATGATCCTAAACGCAGAGCGGCATTTAGGGCAAGGCATGGGTGCGATAAAGATCCTGGGCCGAAATGGAAAGCAAAATACTGGTCATGTTATCAATGGCGTGGAAGTGCCAAAGTGGACAATTAAAAAATATATAAATAACAATAAATAATAGGAATGTCTACTATGGCAATAGATACAACAACAGATAAGAGACTAGATCGGATAGAAGTAAAGATTGATACTTTGACTGATGCTCTTGTTACCATAGCAAGATTTGAAGAAAAGATGGATGCATATGCAAAATACCGTGATGATTCATGGGCGAGAATGAATAAGTTCTCAGAGAAATTAGATTGTATAGAAAAAAAAGTGGATGAAAATCACCACACTGTACAAATAATAAACAAACTATTTTGGGCGGCAATTGTTGCCGCCGCCAGTGCAATAGCAGCGCAGATTTGGATGTAAGGAGAAAACACCAATGGACCCGAATAATGAAGTAAACCAAAATATTGCCAGCGCATACTTAGAGATGTTAGCACTGGAAGAGAAGAAAAAAATTGGCAAGCATAAGATGCCAGATGGGTCTATGATGAGAGATGATGACCCCTCTATGTCAGAGAAGAAAAAAATTGGCAAGCATAAGATGCCAGATGGGTCTATGATGAGAGATGATGACCCCTCTATGTCAGAGGATAACACAAATGATAAATCTGATGATGGTGAAGGACTTGATAAAGTTCAACCAAAAGCACTGAAAAAGAAATTTAAAGATCGTAAAGACAAAGACATTGATAATGATGGTGATGTTGATAAGTCTGACGAATATCTAGACAATCGCCGTAAAACCGTAAGTAAAGCGATTGATAAAGACGGTGAAGTAGATCAAGATAAACCAAAGGTAACTTCTTCAGACGCTGATTCTGAAAAAGATAATGATGATGATCGTGACGAAAAAGGTTCAGTTCTTAAAAAAGATAATGATAAGAAAAAAACTGTTGAACAAACAAAAGAAGATATGATCCCACTGGATCAGGCCAGATATCCATCTGACCAAATCCCACTGGACCGACAGACCGCACTGGACCGCCGCGCAATGGTCAAAATTATTAAAACTAAAGATAATGAGTTTCAAGTACAACGGATGACTAAAGGTAAGTTTGTCAATCAAGGTAAACCATACAAGTCATTGAAACAGGCCGAAAAAGAAAGAAGTGGTGTACTGTCATCTATGCAGTTTGAAGAAAATCTCAAAGAGTTGGGATTAGAAATACTTGATAAAATGTCTGAAGCAAAAAAAACAGTGTCTCAAATGACTCCCAAAGAAAAAGAAGATGACGCTGCAAGACGTAAAGAGTATAATGCTTATCAGAAATCCAAACGTGGTGGTACTAAAGAAGAAGGTATCATTGATCGTCTGTTAGCAGGAAAACCTAAAGGTGGTTCTAAACATTGGGTGACTAAAAAGAAAAATACCAAAGAATCTGTTGAACCCAGCCTTCTTATGAAGCGTATTCTTGATGAGAAAAGAGTAGGTGACGCTGAACAGAATATTGATACTTGGGATAAGCAAGTTTCTAATCGCAGAGCGGATGATGTTCTTGATACAGAAATTACTGAAAAAGAATTTATGGATATGCATAATGTTGATACTCCAGAATTTGTTGATGGTCCTAAAGTTTCCAATAAAACTATGGATGCTATAAAAAATAGTGTTAAGTCAAAATCTGCAACAAGAAATAATGATAGTACTATTGGTGAGTCTGTGCAACTTGAAGGAAACAGGATTACCCTACCATTATCGCCTGAAGATAAAAAACTTGTTTCTAAAATGTATAACAAAGATGGTACACTAACTGCTATCGGTAAAAGACTTATGAATCATGTGAAAAAAGAGTCTGTTGAACTTGAGAATGTAAATGAAGCGTTGATTGATAATTTGGGCGACGAACTGCCATACTTTATAGACCGCCGCAAAGGTGCTGAAACTGATTGGTATTCTAATATCAATCGTACAATGAAAATGCTAGAAAGTGATTTAAAAGATAGAAAAAACCTTCACCTTCGCGCCGCTCGGCCATACAGGGACGTAAGCGGCCACCATGATGCTTCTCTTAAAGCAATCGCTGATGTTAGAAGTAAATTGAAGGATGTAGTGAAAGCATTTGACAAGGCATTTTATGAGGCTAATGCAGTGGATAGGGAGATAATCCGCGCTGATAAAGCGGCGTCAAAAAAAGCAGTTAGGAAATAAGATGGATCAACCAATTAACGAGGAAAATGACATGAATGAGGGAATGACACCAATGCAAAGAGCATTGGCTAAAGTTAAGGCGCAATCAAAAGATAAAGTGTCTGTGAAGAAAGCACCTTGGGACAAAGACGATGTAAAAAAAGAAGATGTTGATCTTGAGAGTGTAAATGAAATGTATATTGGACAGCAGTGGCACAAACGCCAACGCAGCAAAGATGGCATCGCTACAGAACTAAATTGGTATGTTGATTTGCATCGTTTACTTAAAAGGTTAGAAGATGATATGCAAGATAGAAAAAAAAGGCTGGGCCAAGAGTTGGGCGGCAGTTCAAATTCGGCCTATGAGAAGGAAAATTCATTGGCGATAATAAAAGGTCACATTGATCCTACTATTAAAGCAATTGCTGATGTTAAAACGACATTGAAGCCTGTAGTGAAAGCGTGGGCAAAGGCACATAATGAAGCCAAAGATGCTGATACAGCGGTGGACATTATAATGAGAAAAACTCCAGCAGAACGCGGTCACAAATAGAGATAAGATTGCATAAAACATAATGAAAATATTTGATGAAGTAAATGAAGATAACCTTATTATTTTTGCGGCGAGGCATTATTACAATCCAAAGTGTATTGATGTTGAAGAATTTTATGAAGATTTAAATAGGGTAAAATATGTAAAGAGATTGGTGAACAGATATACTGGAAATGAAGATAAAAAATTATCTGTTCGCTTAATCTTAAACCACATAGTGATAATATTTAATGTGTTTGGTATTGATGCAGCACTTAAAATATTAAAACTAAAACTTGATGATGAGCATTGGTCAATAATCAAACCTTTTCTCATCTTTTTAAAATATATAGAATATGATGATTTTATAGGAATTGATATGGACACAAGAGTAGTAGAAGAATTAAGGAAGATATAAACCATGGGAATGATTGCAAGAGCAGGTGACCTATTATATACATTTAGATTTTTAACTCTTTTGGTTACACCTTTTGAGAGAACAAACGCTTATAAATTTGGAATCATAGACAAAAGCGGAAAAAGAATTAAAGAAAAAGAAATTAAGACAAGTCAAGAAAAAGGTGCGTACACACATTTTCATCGTATGGTTTTTAATATAAAAAAATTGCTTGGGAAGTTTCCTGGTGGTAAGACTACAATTGCATCCTATGCTGCTGCACTTTATTTAATAAAAGAAAAATTAGAACTAAGTGATAAGTCAATAAAACAAATAGTAGAGAAGTGTGGTCACACGACTGATATGTTCCTAGCAGAAGAAAACACATGGTTTATGTTAGAGAATAATATTCTTGCGAGTGGTGTTTATAGAATAAAATATGATAAAGTTGTTAATAGCACTATAGAGGAAGTTGTGAGAGCAAAAGATCAAATAAGAGTATCACAAGATTGTAATCCTGTTGGTGATATATTTGGACTTCATATATACGAAGCAACCCACTTAAAAACAAACCAAAAAATATACGTTTCAGCAGAGGAATTAATGTAATGAAAAGTTTTAAAAATTATCTATCAGAAGGACTTAATGATCCCGGAATTTTCAAAGCAGTTTTTCTTGCTGGTGGGCCAGGTTCAGGAAAATCATTTATTGCAACGTCAAATAGTAAAGGTCATTTAGGACTATTGGCAATGGGATTGAGAGTGTCAAATATTGATACCGCATATGAAAACTTACTAAAAAAAGCAGGTATGTCTACTACGCCAGAAGATATTTGGTCTGATAAAGGGCAAGAAATTAGACTAAAAGCATTAGCACTTACGGATAAACAGAAAGAAATCTATATCAAAGGTAGGTTAGGTATTATTATTGATGGTACTGGTAAGGATTATGATAAAATAATGAAGCAGAAAAAAATGTTTGATAAACTAGGTTATGACACAGCAATGGTTTTTGTAAATACAAATCTTGAGACTGCAATACAAAGAGATAAGGATAGAGATAGAACTATTGGTGTAGAAAACGTAACAAAAATGTGGAAAGGTGTTCAAGATAACTTAGGAAAATATCAAAGTGCCTTTAAAAATAATTTCATCATTGTTGATAACTCTGAAGGAAAAGATTGGAAACGTGATGCTCAAAGAGGATTTAAAGATTTAGCAAAGTTGACTAAAAAACCTGTGTCTAATGCTGCTGGTAAAAAATGGTTAAAACAGGCCGCTGCTGAAAAAGGTGCGCCAGCGCAACCAAGGAAAAGTGGATGACAAAGAATAAAATTACAGAGGAAATTGCAGCAAACAATACCGCGAATGTTGCCAGCCATATGAATTTTCCTCTGGGAAAACCTATAAATGTTACAGATAGGCGTTATAAGAAAAAACAAAAAGAAGGTAAAACTGTACTTCTTAAAAGGTTTAGAGAATTTTCAGATGAAGTATCTAAGAGAAGATAATGCTTAAACTTTATATAATGCTTTTTGTTATTGGGTTAATAAGTTCAGTTGGCCTTGCTGGTTATGTTACATGGAATAACATGCAAGCAAAAATAGAAATTCTCAAAGAAAATAATACGAAATTAGAAGTTGCGGTTGAAACACAGACCGCAACTATTTCCACTATGGAAACTAATATAAAAAGAGTTAATACAGACCTAGATACTGTAAATAAAGAGTTAAGAAGAACACGCACCAGAAATAAAGTTTTATTGAAAAAAATTCAACAACATGATATAGGAATGCTTGGAGAGGCAAAACCTGATTTAGTTGAAAGAGTTGTGAACAACGCTAGTGAAAAAGCATTAAGGTGCTTTGAAATTATATCAGGTTCAGAATTAAGTTTGAAAGAAAGGAATGCAGAAAATGGCAAAGCGTTCAATAGTGAATGTCCTTGGATTTATGATGATCTTAACATTACTGGCGGGTTGTCTGGGTCGGAATGATATTCCAGAACCAATAGAAATAAAAACTAAACCAATAGAGAAACCGTTATTAGTATTACCAGAAGCGGATGAGTTGGTTCAAAGAAAGGTTGAGTGGATTTTAATCACTCCAGAAAATTATGAGAAAGTATTTTCCGATATTAGTGACAAGGGAAGGCCACTTGTATTATTTGGTTTGACCGACAGAGGTTATGAGAATGTATCTTTAAATCTATCAGATATAAGAACATATATTTCTCAACAACAATCCATCATTGCAGCATATAAAAGATATTATACTGAGGCAGAAGATACAATGGATACTATTACCCCCCAATAAAGATTCTTCTTATTATACAGCGATAGTATGATTCTGTCAATACACTAAAAAGTCTATATGTCGCATCTTAATAGTGTAAAAATTGTCCAGTAAACCACCATATTTGGTGTTTACAAGTAATCCAAACTACTATATAATGGTACGGATCACAAACAAAACATAAAAGAAGCGGAGAGATACGGATGCTATTTGAGGAACAAATCGCCCGAAAGCCAGATTTATACCCATGGACAAAACAGTTCATAGAAGCAATCTGGAAAGGTTTTTGGACACCAGAAGAATTTAATTTTAGATCAGATTACTCACAGTTTAAGACTGATCTTACAGAACAAGAACAGCAAATGGTTGTTCGCACTATGTCTGCAATCGGTCAGATTGAAATCGCAGTGAAAAGTTTTTGGGCAGACGTAGGTAAACATTTACCTCATCCTTCCATAAAAGATTTGGGTTATGCTATGGCAAACTCTGAAGTCATTCATAATATGGCGTATGAAAAAATTCTTGATGTTCTTCACATGACTCATGTGTTTGAGGAAAATATGAATGAGAAAGTCATTAAGAATCGCGTTAATTATTTACGCAAATATAATAATAAAGTATATGACGATGACCGAAAACAGTACATATATTCGATTATCTTGTTCACATTGTTTGTTGAAAACGTAAGTCTATTTTCACAGTTCTATATAATTATGCATATGAATAGAAATAAAGCAGTGATGAAAGATTGCGCCCAGCAAGTGCAGTACACAAGAAATGAAGAAATGCTTCATGCTCAAGTAGGAATTAAATTAATTCAAACACTTAGAAATGAGTATCCAGAATATTTTGATGAAGAACTACAACAAAGAGTTAAGCAAGAATGTGTAGATTCACTTAAAGCAGAAAGTAAAGTGATTGATTGGATTATGGGAGACTATGCAGTAAAGGGTTTAGATGCTAATATTCTAAAATCATTTATCGCATATCGCATGGCAGATTCAGTTGAACAAATCGGCTTTGATGGTAGTGATATTAAATATGATCAAGATTTAGTAGACGAAACTTTTTGGTTTGAAGAAGAATTATTGGGTGCTAATATGACAGATTTTTTCCAGAAAAGACCTGTTGAATATGCAAAGGGTCAAGGCATCACAGCAGATGATTTATTTTAGGAGTATATAATGGGATTTGAATGGGCAAATGAAGACTCACGAACTTTTCTAAGTCGTGGATATATTGACGGTAATATGACCGTTGAAGAAAGAGTGCGGAATATTGCACAGACAGCAGAAACTATTCTTGATAAAGAAGGTTTCGCTGACAAGTTTTATGACTATATGAGTAAGGGTTTTTATTCTCTTTCATCACCAGTATGGTCAAATTTCGGCACTAAGAAAGGTTTGCCCATTTCATGCAATGGAGTTTATATTGAAGATGATATGGCATCAATCCTAATGAAAAATGCTGAAGTTGGTATGCAAACAAAAATGGGTGCTGGAACATCTGGATATTTTGGTGCTATTCGCGCTAGAGGTGAACCCATTAAGTCAGGTGGTACTGCCGATGGGCCAGTTCATTTCATGAACTTGACAGAAACTCAAGTTGATGTTGTTGCTCAAGGATCAGTTAGAAGGGGTTCGTTTGCGGCATACATGCCCATTGACTCACCTGATATTATGGAATTTCTTGAATGTAGAGAAGAGGGTTCTTCAATTATGCATTTGTCTCTAGGTGTTTGTATTAGTGACGAATGGATGGAATCTATGATTTCTGGTGACAACGATAAAAGAACTGTGTGGGCAAGAGTTTTGCGTAAGCGCAGAGAAAGTGGTTATCCTTATCTCTTTTTCAGTGATACTGTAAATAATAATAAACCACAAGTTCTTAAAGATCAAGATATTCCTGTATGGGCGTCAAACCTATGTAGTGAAATTTGCTTACCGTCTAGTGATGAGTGGTCTTTTGTTTGCAACCTAGCATCAATGAATTGCGCGACATTTGATGAATGGTGTGAAACTGACGCTGTAGAAACTATGATTTGGTTTCTTGATGCTGTAATGGAAGAGTATTGCGAAAAGACTAAAGATATTCAGTTTATGCATTCTGCTTATAATTTCGCAACTCATTGGAGAGCCTTGGGTCTTGGACAACTTGGATGGCACACATATCTACAATCTAAAATGATTGCATTTGAATCATTTGAGGCACAAATGTTAAGCATGAAAATCAGTAAATTTATTGATGATAAATCACTTGAAGCAACAAAAGAACTTGCCATTGAGTATGGTGAGCCGAAAGGTATGTTGGGTACAGGTGAAAGAAATCTTACAAGAACTGCTGTTGCGCCAACTACATCATCTTCATTTATTTTAGGTCAAGTATCACCATCTATTGAACCTCTCGCATCAAATTATTTTACTAAGGATTTAGCAAAAGGTAAATTTACTTATAGAAACCCACATCTAAAAGCGTGTCTACATGACCATGGCGAAAATTCTGACGAAACTTGGAAATCTATTCTTGTTCGTGGCGGGTCTGTTCAGCATTTAGATTTTCTAACACAAAAAGAAAAAGACGTATTTAAGACTTTTAGTGAGATCACACCGTTGTCAATTGTGCAGCAAGCAGGAGCAAGACAGAAATATATTGATCAATCTCAATCGCTAAATATACTCATACACCCAGACGTTTCGGCAAAGGATGTAAATTCATTAATAATAGAGGGTTGGAAACTGGGAGTTAAGACATTTTATTACCAGCGATCAGCCAACCCAGCACAAGAATTAGTACGTGATATTATGACTTGTGCTTCATGCGAAGGATAGTATATGGCGAAGAAAGAAACATTTTATATTGATTGTCCATTATGTCAATATCAAACCCATGTTGAAGTTTTAAATGGTGACAACAATGCAGAGCCAGAGGCTTGTCCTATGTGTGGCAGTCCTATAGAACTATACACAGAAGATGAAGAAGAAGAAGAATAGTGTGGTTTTTTGAAAACACAATATTTGAACCAACCCAAGAGGAATTAGAGCCTTGGGTTGGTTTTGTTTATGAAATTACAGACTTGAGTAATGATAAAAAATATATCGGTAAAAAATTATTTTGGTCAGTGAGAAGGTTACCGCCATTAAAAGGTAAAAAAAGAAAAAGAATTAAGAGAACTCAGAGTGATTGGATGAATTATTATGGGTCAAATGAAACAGTAAAAATGCTTGTAGAAAATGAAGGCGCATCTAGGTTTAAAAGAAATATTATTCGGTTGTGTAAATCAAAGGGTATTATGAGTTACTTTGAGGCAAAAGAACAATTTGATAGGGAAGTCCTTTTCAGTGATGAATATTACAATGAGTTTATAGGCGTAAAAATACACTCAATGCATGTGAAAGGAAAAGTATGATGAATAATATATTAAAATTCCCAAAGCAAGAGATTATAAGCGAAAATGACAGATTATTTTTAGAACTTGAAGATCAAGCGCAGATTATAAAAGATCAAAAAGAAAAAATAAAAAAGATGGCAGAATCTAAAGAGAGGTCTAAAAAATGTACGAATATAAATGTAAAATCCTAAGAGTCGTTGACGGCGACACAGTAGACATTGATATTGATCTAGGATTTGGTATCTGGGTTCATAAAGAAAGAGTGCGAATGATGGGAATTGACACGCCAGAATCTCGCACTAGAGACTTGGTTGAAAAACAGTTTGGTTTGGCGAGTAAAGTGCGACTGAAAGAATTATTGCCTGTCGGATCAATTCAAATTCTTAAAACAGAAATAGATAAATCTGGTGAAGATAAAAAAGGTAAATTTGGCAGAGTACTTGGTGACTTCTTAATTGAGAGAAAAGTTGGTGGTTCACATGAGCAAAATGTTAGGGTGACTAGTATTATGATTGAAGAAGGTCATGGTGTTAAGTATTTTGGGCAGAACAAGGCAGATGTAGAAAAAGATCATATGATAAACAGACAAAGATTATTGCATGAGAAAGTAGTAGTTCTTAATGAGTGATAACGGCATTATAATTCCACAAAAGAAACTTATTGATATTACAGATATTTATGACCAAAGAAATCGCAAGAAAAAGGAACTTGAATTTTATACTACTGAGATGGAAAAATTAATGAGGAAGTTAGCAAGGCTCAATCATGAAATTGGTGTTACAGAAACAATAATTTCACTCATAGAGCAAGAAACTGTATTAGATTTGAAAGAAACTATTGAAGAAAAAAGGAAATTGTTAAAGGATGATTGACTCTTCAAATAATATATGTTAGAATGGTTATTGAATAAAATGGAGATTAAGGTAGAATGATTTTAATTGATTATAGCGGTGTCGCTATCTCTAATATAATGGTACAAAGAATTGCTTTAGACGAAAATATTATAAGGCATATGATTTTAAATTCTATTCGCATGTATAGGAGTAAGTACAAAAAACAATTTGGTGAGATAGTTATTGTTGCTGACGGTGATGGAAATTGGAGAAAAGATATTTTTCCTCAATATAAATTAGGTCGTAAAAAATCACGCGATGAATCTCCTATTGATTGGGTAGAAGCATATAGAATTATTAATATGGTCTTTGATGAAATCTCTGAAAATTTTCCTTATAAGACTATGAGAGTTTGTGGTTGTGAGGCAGATGATGTAATCGCTAAAATTGCACTAGAAACTCAAGAGTTTGGCAAACATGAAGAAGTGATGATTGTATCATCAGATAAAGATTTTGTTCAACTTCAAAAATACTCGAATATTAAACAGTATTCTCCTATAAATAAAAAACATTTAGAAACTAAAAACGCAAAAGCAACTTTAATGGAGCATGTTTTTAGAGGATGTAAATCAGATAAAGTTCCAAATATTTTATCACCCGATAATTCTTTTCCTGATGGTATTCGTCAAACGCCAATGACACAAAAAAAGATTGATGCTTGGATGGCAGCAGATGATCTAAAATCTGTGATGAATGAAGAAACTTATAGAAACTATTGTCGTAATAAAAAACTTATTGATTTAACAGAAACCCCTCAAAACATCCAAGAAGATATTATAAATACATACGAGGCGCAAGACCCTTGGTCTAATAAGAGTAAAGTGTTTCCATACCTAGTATCTAAAAGATGCAGATTATTACTTGAATGTGTACAGGAGTTTATATAAAATGGTGAAGTTAGTTCATGAAGTTATTAGTGCAGCAAGGCAAGCAAAATCGAATCCAGAAAAAGTAAGGATTCTTCAAAAAGATAATACTGCTGCACTCAGAGACGTTTTAAGAGGAACATATGATAAATTAGTTGTATGGAATGTGCCTAAAGGAGACCCACCACATAAACCTAGTGATGGTTATAATGATGCATCAAACTTACTCAGACAAAACCGTCAATTTAAGTATTTTGTAAAGGGGCTTGAGGGTGATCAGTTACCAAAGGTAAAGAGAGAAATGTTATACATTAAACTCTTAGAGTCTATTCACCCAGAGGATGCCAAATTGGTTATTCAAATGACAAACAAAAAAGCAATAACAGGAGTTCCAAAATCAGTCGTTCTAGAAGCATTTCCAAAATTATTAGTTAAACCCTAATGATTTTTATACTAATTTCAATATCTGTAATGCTGGTTGCTCTTTTAGAGTGTCCAGCATTTTACTTTAAGGAGAATCTTATGTCCAAACAGCAACTTCAAAGACTACAACAAGACAGCGCACACCTTGAAATGTTCGCAAACAAATTAACGTCTGAAGGTAAACTTGATCTTGTAAAAAAAATAAAAGCAAAAAAGGAATATTTGGACAATTACATTACTACAAAAAGAGTAGAAGCAGCATAACTACTTGACAATATCTATTTTTATGGTATAATATTCGTATAGATATAGAGAAAGTTTTTGGAGAAACTATGCCTAATTATACCATAAAAAACGTAAAAACGAACGAACATTATAATGTTGACTGCACATATTCGGAGTTACAAGAAATATTAAAAAACTCTGATTTAGTTCAAGGTTTATCTGCTCCACTTTTGGTGGGCGGCGTAAAAGATATGTTTGGAAAAACGCCTGATGGATTTAAAGATTTAATGAAAAGAACTAAAAAAGGTTCTGGTAGAGGTAATACTATTAAAACATGAAAAAAAATAATTCATTAACCGTCAACCTAGATGAACTTGAAGAAATTGAACCAATTACTCAAAATCAGCGTAAAGCCTTTGACTACTGGGATGATGATTCAAATCTAATATTATCAGGAAGTGCTGGTACAGGCAAAACCTTTATAGCATTATATCTTGCTTTAGAAGCAATGCTAAATGATCCAGATATTTATCGTAAAATTATTGTTCTTAGATCAGCAGTAACAACACGCGATCAAGGATTTCTTCCAGGAACTAAAGAGGAAAAAGAGTCATCGTATGAAGCACCATATCGTTTAGTATGTTCTGAACTATTTGGATTTGAAGGTGCTTATAATAAAATGAAAACCGCAAACAAAATTCAATTTGAAACAACCTCTTTTCTTAGAGGTTGTACATTTGATCAAGCGATTGTTGTTATTGATGAGATGCAAAATTTAAACTTTCATGAGTTAGATTCTGTTATCACAAGGATTGGTAGAGATTGTCGTGTCATTTTTTGTGGTGATCATAAGCAAACAGATTTTAAATTTAAAGATGAAAGTGATGGCATCATTAAATTTATGAATATTATTGAACAAATGAGATTCTTTCGTATTGTAAATTTTGGATGGGAAGATATTGTTAGGTCCGATTTAGTTCGTGACTATATAATGACAAAAGAGATGCTAAATATCTAATCGTATATGGAGAAAAAAGTGATTGAGATTTATGGAAAAAATAACTGTAGTTATTGTGATAAGTCTGTAGCATTAGTAAAAAAATATAATTTGAAATATGAATATAAAGATGCAACAGACTTGGATATCTATAGTGAACTATTGGAAAAGATAGGGTCAGTACCCACAGTTCCACAAATATTTTGGAATGGTAATCATATCGGTGGATACGAAAGACTTGTTGTAGAAATAGAAAACACAAGGGAGTATGGACAAGATGGATTTTGAATTTACAAAAGAACAACTAAAAGAAATTTTACATAGAGATAGGGACGTTGATGAATGGTATGATGCCATGATAGAAATGTTTCCAAAATATGGTATTACGACAAAAAATAGAGTTGCTGGTTTCTTGGCACAAACAGCACATGAAAGTGCAAACTACAAAACTATTTCAGAAAATCTAAATTATAGTGCAAAGGCACTTGATGCTATTTTTGGAAAATATTTTAAACGCGCTGGTATTTCTCCTAAAAACTATCATAGAGAACCAGCAATGATTGCTAATCATATTTATGCAAATCGTATGAAGAATGGCGATACCGCATCTGGAGATGGATGGCGTTTTAGGGGTGGTGGAATACTACAATTAACAGGTAGACATAATTATACCGCATTTGGTAAAAGTGTTAATATGACTGCCGAAGATGCTACCGATTATGTAAGAACAAAACAAGGTGCTATTGAAAGTGCTTGTTGGTTCTGGCGTACAAATAATATTAATAAACATTGTGACAATAACGATATTATTACCATGACAAAAAGAATTAACGGTGGTACTATCGGCTTGGCTGATAGAAAAAAACATTATGCCCATGCCCTTGAAGTTTTCGGAGAGCATTGGGAACCAGGTGATGATACTGATGATATCACATATAACCTTATTCGTAAAGGTTCTAAAGGTGATACTGTAAAAAAATTGCAAGAAGCATTGGGAATTACTGCTGATGGTGATTTTGGATTTGGAACAGAAGAGGCTTTAAGAGCATGGCAAAAAGTAAACGAATGTACTGTTGATGGTATAGCAGGACCACAGACATTAAAATTAATTTTTTCATAGGAGTAAGATGAAGTAAAATGGCAAAATTCGGTAGATATGACCCACGAAATAAGAAGCGTGACCGAAATAAAAATCATTCTCAAAATAAAGATACTAGAATTCGTGAGGTTGATGAAAAACCAAGGTTTAATTTAAAAGGTAATAATATAAATTATGCACTTTTAGATGGTATTAATGAGTTTGATGATGAAGATAATGACCCAAGTTTATAAAAATTAAAAAGGTATATTATGAATAAAGTAATTCTTACTGACTGCGATGGTGTTCTTATGGATTGGGAACAAGCATTTGGTGAATGGATGATTAGTAACGGATATATGATTAATAAAGAATATGAAAAATCATATGACATGGCAAAAAAATATAACATAAGTGACGATAAAAAACGCGAACTTGTAAGATATTTTAATGAATCATCTCGCATTGGATGGCTCCCACCTCTGAGGGATGCTATAAAATATGTTAAAAAATTACATGAAGAACATGGTTACGTTTTTCATATGATAACGTCATTATCTAAAAATCCTTGGGCTGGAAAGTTAAGAGTTGAAAATACTGAAAGACTCTTTGGTAAAAGTGCTTTTGAAAAATACATCTTTCTTGATGTTGGTGATGATAAGGGTGAGGAACTTTGTAAATATAATGATAGTGGACTTCTTTGGATTGAAGATAAAAGCGAAAATGCTATTGATGGTGCCGCCGCTGGTTTAGACTCTGTTCTTATCGCGCATGATCATAATAAAGAATCTTTTATTCCCAGATACCATACTTGGAGAGAATTATATGAGGTCATTACATGAAATCTATTGCTGAGTTACTTAGTTTAAGATATCAATACGAAAATTATATAGAAAATCTAGAAATTCCAAAAGATAAAAAAATTGGACATATAAATAACCTTGTATGGTTTAAAGATAATGGGCATGTTAAAAACCGATTTAGAAAAGGTTATGATGAATCAATTCTTATTTGTAAGACCATATTAGATAATTACTATAAGAGAGAATAGATTGTAAAATGGCAAAAGCAAATTTTCCAGCAAGTCCGACTAACGGTCAAACTGTTGTTATAGGTGGAATCACCTATATTTACAATAGCAGTAAAGGCATTTGGCGAGATCAGATTTCTAATATAGGTAATACTTCAGATACTGCCCCAGCAAATGCTGTTGATGGTCAATTATGGTACAATTCTTCTAATGGTGCATTATATGTGTACTACGATGATGGTACATCAACTCAGTGGGTTGGAGTTTCTGGTCCAGCAGGTGCAGCAGGTGCAGCAGGTGCCGCTGGTGCATCTTCTTCTCCAACCTCATATGCAAATCTTGCAGCATTCCCTAGTTCTGGTAATACTGCTGGAAATTTCGGTTTTGCAACTGATACTAAAGCAGTTTATGTTTGGGATGGTACTGAATGGGACAGAATATACACTGATACAAATGCCGTACCAGAATGGACAACCGCACCGCCAACAACTGCAAATTTAGCTATAGATGGAACTGCAACAAATCAAACGGTTGTAGCAAGCGACCCAGAAGGATTTCCTATTGAATATTCATATGATACTAATCCATCAAATCAAGCGCAAGCAACTATTTCTCAATCTAGTAACGCTTTTACTATTACTCCATCTACAACAGATTCAGATGCTGGAAGTTTCATTTTAAGATATAAAGCGAATGACGGTTTACATAGTACTTCTAAGTCTACAACATATACTTTAGAATTTACGACTCCTATGAATGTTTCCACCTCTGGGTCTGGGTCAATGGATATCAATGCAAATTCAACAACAGGTGCGTTAGACATAACTTCTGGAGGTTCAACTGAAACTTCTGGAGTTGCTTATGTGCCGACAACAGGTTTGAAACTAGGAAAATATTATATAGAGATAGACATAACTTCTTCTTTGGGATCACCCAATAATGTTCTAATGTTCGGTATAGGAGATTTAGCAATGGCACAGGCTGGGACTTTGGGTTACAATACTAGCGGTAATGTTCAGATTACGTTTTACGCAAATACTCCTAGATTTTACCCACACAGCGGAACCAATTCAAGTCTTAGTGCTATAGACGATGGCAGTCTACATACTCTAATGTGGGCATATGACACTACCGCTGAAAGGGTATGGTTTGGGGTTGATGGTACTTGGGACACTTCCACAAACACAGGCGGCGCGCCAGGCACTGGAGCGGGCATAGATATATCTGGAGTCAATTTTACTACTGGACTTGCCTTCACTTTTGGTTCTGCTAATTCTAATGGTGTTGCCACTGCACAATTCGTATCTGGGTCAGGACAAACTTTAAGTTACACTGTTCCAACTGGCTTTCAGGCGTATTAAAGGATAAATAAAACATGGCAATAAACTTTCCAGATAGTCCAACACATAATCAAAGTGCAACACTAGCAGGAAAATCATTCACCTATGATTCAGATGTATCTGGATGGAATGTCAGTTCTTCTGCTAATTCTACTCTTGATAGCGCAGATGTTACTAATATAGTTGATAGTGATTATGTATCACTAAGGTCAAGTAGTGGGGGTGGAGTCACTGTGTATGCCAATCTTGCTGCATTTCCTTCAAGTGGAAATACTGCTGGTGATCTTGGTTTCGCGACTAATACCAAAGCATCATATATGTGGGATGGTGTTGCATGGCAGAGAATGTCCATAGGAACTCAAATTGGCCCTAGATTTACCACAACACCAGCAGCATCTCTTTCTTTGAATGCTGATGGTACAACATCAACTATTACTGCTGTTGCAACTGATGAATCTGGATTCCCAGTGACTTATGATTGGGATGCGTATAGTGGATCAACCCTATATAATGCTGATAGTTTACCATCACAAGTCACTGCATTGTCTCAATCTAACGGCGTTTTTACTCTTACACCATCTACAGCAGAGGCAAACGCTGGAGATTTTTCTTTTAGAGTAAAGGCTTCCGATGGAGTTTTAGCAACTCCTATAACATCGTTAATATCCTTGGCATTTAGTCTGACCATTACTATTGCAGCACGACAAACTAGAGGTTCCAATTATGTTGAACCAACATCTACTGGTGTTACTCAATTTAATTATGCCTCCGCTGCTTCTGGTTCTAATTATAATTATTTTCCAGAAGGTGCTACTGAAGCCGCAGCAAGTTGGCCTACTGGTAAGAGATATATTGAAGCAAAATGGACATCAACAGATGGTTCTTTTGGATCAT